CTCGGCTTAATAACACGTGGATACGGCGACGAAGGACCGTTTCCGAAGGCGAAGAAACGACTTTGGTTTCCCGTTCAGTAGACTGGCAAGTTGAGCCCATTGGGTCTCAATATGTCGCTATGACGGCGCCGATGTCTATCGCGTCTCTGGGTACTTGTAATTGGTACACTGAGCTTCACACGGTAGTAAAACATACCGCGTGGGCCGAGGGTTCATTCAAGTTCTGGAGACCTGAGTTCGATGCGAGTTTAGCGGAATTTAATTCCGTCTTTATGCAAGTCCAACGTTATATGACTTTGTATGGAGCTCGCGTCACACCTACTCTGCTTTGGAAAGTTACGCCTTGGACGTGGCTAGTTGACTGGGTAACAAATGCTGGCAAAAATGTTGACAACATTTCCAGTATGCTCGTTGACTCCGTTGTGTCCAAGTATTTCTATTTGATGCACCACCAAACTCGCCAGTTAAGAATGACGCAAGTCATCAATTTCTGGGATAAGGGTGCTGTCACGATGTCTTGGGCCCGTGAATACGAGTCCAAGCAACGTGCAAGTCAGACTACTCCTTTTGGTTTTGATTTGAGCCGCTCTTCTCTGAGCGGATCACAATGGTCGATATTAGGTGCGCTTGGATTATCTAAGCTCACTTAGTATTTCTATCGACCTGCCCTTAGTACATCCGTTTCCTTTGAGAAAAGAAACGGTGAGGCAGGTAGTCAACCTTCTCATACTTGAAGAGGTCAACTTCCATGTTTAGTGATCCACAGTCTGTTACCCTTAACTCCGTTGCCCAGTCACTACCGAAAATTGAGGTTGGACCCCGTAAGGGTGTCTACCGCAAATCGGATGGGACTTTACAGGAGACCATTTCGCATACGCCCACTAAAAACGGGCGCGTGCGTTCAATGATTCGCCTGGATCAGTTCGCCGTTGTTACCGATCCTCTCGGTGAGAGTGATTCGGATTTTCAAGCTGTCTACATTGTTTGGGATCGTCCGAATTTCGGCTTTACCCAGACTCAAGTTGAACAGCTTACTGCTGCCCTCACGGGTGCAGTCAACGTCGGCGGAGTTGTTGGAAAAATCTTTGGTGGCGAGTCTTAATGCCACCATTGATCACATGTTAAATGAAAGGAGAACGTTATGTCAGTTCACCTAAGTGACGATTTGACATATAGCATCCATGAGGCCGTTTTCGGTCCCATTGTCACCGACGAGGAATTTACTCTCGCCGACGATCCGGATGTTGTCATTTCCCCTCCTACCACGAAGAAAGTGC